GTAGGCGATCGAGTCTACTGAACAGAAAACACCTTTTAAAGGAGGTAAACTTCGATGGAAATTATGATTCGGAAAGCGCAACCGACCCCCTCTGACGTCCACGTCAACGGGCCGCTTACGAATATCTCGATCGCTTTCATGCAAGATCCGAGAAACTTCGTGGCGGACTGGGTCTTCCCGAATATTCCCGTGGCGAAGCAGAGCGATCTCTACTTCACCTATCCGCGCGGAATGTTCCTTCGTTCCGAGATGAAGAAGCGGGCCCCGGCTACCGAGTCGGCTGGCATCGACTACAAGGTCTCGAACGACAACTTCTTCGCCGAGGTGTATGCACTGCACCACGACATTCCCGATCAGCGGAGAAGCAACACCGACAACCCTCTCCAGCCCGACAGGGAAGCGACCGAGCTGCTTTCCTTGCAGGCGCTGATTCACCGCGAGAAAAGCTGGATGACCGCTTACTTCGCGGCCGGCGTCTGGGCGAATGACCCGACTCCCTCGACCCTCTGGGACGCGGCCTCCGGCTCCGACCCTCTGGCCGACATCGAGACCGGGATCTCCACCATGGGCGAGAGCACCGGCTTCGAGCCGAACAAGGGCGTCATGGGCCGACCGGTCTGGGGCGTGATCAAGAACCATGCCGACATCGTCGACCGTATCAAGTACGGTCAGACCGGCCCCGGTGCCGCGAAGGTGAGCATCGAGGCTTTCGCCCAGCTCGCCGAGATCGACGAGATCCGGGTTTCCAAGGCGATCGAGAACACGGCCGCGGAAGGTGCGACCGACAGCTTCTCCTATATCGCCGGGAAGCACATGCTGCTCTGTTACGCGGCCCCGAATCCTGGCCTCATGGTCCCCTCGGGCGGCTACACGTTCAGCTGGAGCGGATACGCCGGAGCCGGCCCTGCCGGACAGCGGATCTCCAGAGAGCGCGTGCCTCTGAAGAAGGCCGACCGGGTCGAGATCGAGCAGGCCTACGTCCAGAAGTTGATTTCTTCGGACCTCGGCTATCTGCTGGAAAGCGTCATTTCGTAGTAACGACTACGGGAAACGAGGACAATTATGGCTTTTGAGTGGATGAAAAATCTCAAGTCTCCCCTGGAGGCACTGAAACCCTTTACACAGGATCTCTCGTCTTTCGAGGCGGGCGATCCCGTGGACTGGGAGGCCCTTGGCTGGACTGCCAAGAGAGTCTATTATCTAATCCATAAAGGCTATCTCGAAGACCCGACTCTCGAAAAACCGAGCAGCAAAAGCGAGGAGAAGCGAGTGACGGTCCAGAAGAAAGCCGCGAAGAAAAAGAAGAAGAAGGTTTCGAAAAAGAAGAAGCCGGCTTCTTCTCCGAAGGAGTAAACGTGGCGAGAGATCCAAAGGTGAGAGTGATCGTCCGATCGCTCGAAGGTTTCACGACCAGGCGAGTGAAGCGGATCGTCTTAAACGCTACGGCGAATCTCACCGAGGACACTCCCCGCGATACGGGCTGGGCTCGAAACAACTGGATTCCGGAGATCGGGCCCGGCCCTAATGAACCGACCGGAGAACGAGAAAACCCCGATGCAGCCGGAGCGGCTCAGCAGCAAGGGATCGCGGCGATCGCTGCGACTTACAAGCTGGGAATGGGGATCATCACGATCTCGAACAACGTGCCCTATATTGTTTTCTTGAACGAGGGCTCGTCTAAGCAGGCCGCTCCTGGCTTTGTTCAAGCCGCTATCCTCCGGGCAGTCCAAAGCGTCGACAAGCCGGGAGGCGGAGGCGGTAGCCTCATTTCCGAGGGAGGCAGTTAATGCCTGATAACATCGACGCGGCAACCGAAAGCGTCTATCAAAGGATAGATGATAACTGGACCTCGACGGCGTTCATCTTCGAAGGCGAAGACGATACGGCCCTCGATGAAGGGACCGATCCCTGGGTTCTTTTTTCGGTGACCGAGATCGAGAGCAGGCAGGAAACACTCGGCGAGGAAGATAATCGTCGCTACAATCGGCAGAACCTGGTCTCCGGACTGGTGCACGTGCGCGACGGAAACGGAACGAACGAGATCAACGTGATCGCGGAGGCAGTCAGAACACTTTTCGAAGGTAAGGCTTTCAGCGATCTCGACTTCGTGGATGGAGTGAGCATCGTTAAGCTGCCTCCTCCAGCGAAGGCTGATAAATGGCAGCGAAGAAATGTCAGGGCTGCTTTTACCTACGAATTTAAGAAATAACAAGGAGGCGCATTAAATGGGCGTAGTCAAAACTAATAGGCTTTCGCTGGCCTACGCGATCGAGCAGTCCCTGGGCGTGCTGCCCGGCTCTCCTACGTGGAAGCTGCTGGAGCCGAATGACGTTACCACGTGGGGCGCGAACACCACGAAGGTCGCGCGAGACCCGATCTCTCCCGACCGACAGCGACGGAAGGGAACCACGACCGACGTGGACAGCACCGTCGAATTCGAGCATGACCTCACTCGTGAAGTCTTCCTGGACTTCATCGAGGGTTACTGCTTCGCGAGCACTCGCTATCCGTACAGCGGAGCGACCACGAGAGTCGGGCCCCAGCAGTCGGGCGCGGCTTTCAATAACCTGGCAGTCGATGGCGACGCCGGCGGCGACAGCTTCACGCATGACACGATCACCACGGCCATGACAGCGGGCCGGCTGGTCTTCTCGCGAGGCTTCGACAACTCCACGAACAACGGCATGAAAGAGGTCGACTCCGGAAGCACCGCAACCGTGACCGAGATCGCGAACAGCGCGGACGTCATGATCGACGAGACTCCTGGCAATACGGACAACGCAACCATGGAGATCGCCGGACACCGCGGAGCGAGCGGAGACCTGGTCTGGACTTTCGCGACCTCGACCCTGAGCTCGACCGTCCTGGACTTCACGACCCTCGGCCTGAGCCCTGGGCAGGTCATTCACCTCGGCGGACTCACCTCGACGAATCAGTTCAGCGAGGGCGTCGGTTACGCTCGAATCGTTTCGATCGCTGCGAATGCGATCGTCTGCGATAAGGTGAGCGGAGACCTGGCATCCTCCGACGGTGCCGGCACCGGCATCCAGGTCGACATTCTCTTCGGTGGATTCATCCGGAACGTGACCGTCACGGACTCGGACTTCCTGGAGAGATCCTTCCAGTTCGAGCTGGCCATGCCGAACCTGGGCGCGGCTGCCGCGACTCGCTGGCAGTATGCGATCGGAAACTATGGGAACCAGGTCAGCTTTCAGCTGCCTCTCGCCGATAAGGCGATCATCGAGTTCGGCTTCGTCGGAACCGATACCGAGAATCCGACCGACACCCAGGCAACCGGCGCGAGCACTCCGGTCAAGACCGTCCAGACCACGGCGTTCAATACGTCGAACGACATCGGCAGGCTGCGCGTGCAGCAGGTCGACGAGACCGGTCTCACCACGTGCTTTAAGAACGTGACTCTCACCCTGAACAACCAGGTCACTCCCGAGAAGTGCCTCGGCACCCTGGGCGCGACTGAGCTGAACACCGGGACCTATCTGGTCGACGTGGAAAGCCAGCTCCTGCTCACGAACGAGGACGTGATCTCCGCGATCAAGGATAACGAGACGGTCATGTTCGACTTCATTCTCAAGAATGACGACGGCGCGATCGCCTTCGACATTCCGAGCATGACTCTCGGCGGCGGCGATCTGGAGCTGCCCAGGAACGAGAGCGTCAGGATCAATACCACGGGCGAGGCCTTCAGGGACGCAACCCTGGATTATACGCTCGGCGTGAGTCTGATCCCGGCCGTACCGTAACAGTAAGCGAACACGGGGAGCCGTCACCGTGGCGGCTTCCCTTTTCTGAGGACTTTGAAACGAGGACAAAACAATGAGCGAGAAACCGAATTTTTCCAACCTGGAAAAGCTGAAGGTCAAGTCTTCGGCTACTGCCCTTTACATCTTCCACGACATCGAAGGCGAGCCGACTCTCCGAGTCAGGCCGGCCCATGAGGTGAACAACGCCTACATGAACGCCGTCCTGAAGCGCGGTAAGAAAATGCTCCGGACGATCCGGCGTGGAAAGATGAGCACGGCCGTCCTGAAAGAAAACCGCGAGACGGACTACGGTCTTTTTCCTCGGTACATCGTCGAAGACTGGACCGTCGCTCCGAACGACGCCCAGGGGAATCCCGTGGGCTTTTCCAGGGAAAACTGCGAGGCCTTTCTTCGCGCGATCCCGGTGGATATGTTCAATGATCTCCGCGACTTCTGCGGCGACATCGACAATTTCCGCGAAGACGACGACGTTCTCGACGCCAACGACCGCGAGGAGCTGGGAAAAAACTAACCCAGCAGCTCCTCTTTGAATTGCGCTATGAGAGAGACGGCTTCGCCGTGGAGGTACTAATCGAGCGCGGCCAGCCGCCTCCCTCATGGTACGAAGAGGAGCCGGCCTGCCCTCCCGGCCTGGAGGTCTACATGGGGGCCTTCTGGGAGTTATCAACCGAGAGAGCAATCGGTTTTTCGGTAGGTCAGATTCCGGTGAGCAAGATCGAAGAATATGGAGAGCGACGCGGCTATGACCCGATAACCCTCAATATCTTCAAGCAAATGATCCGAACGATGGATGCTGCTTATCTTACTTGGCTCACTAACGAACGAGAGAAGAAGGCGAAAACGAAGAACAGAAAGCGCAAGAGGTAAATGGTAGATTTTCGGATCAGAGTCGTCGTCGACCCCAAGAACGCGGAAGCGAACACGAAAAAGGTCGATCGAGCTCTCGACAGAACAGCAACTAAAGCGGACAATCTCCGAGCCACTATGGCTCGGATGTTCGCCCTCGTGGGCGGAGCTGCTGCCTTAACCGGCGGCATTCGACTCCTCGCTGACTACGGTCAAGCCATGAGCACGGTGCAGGCCGTCGCTCAAGCTACTACCGAACAATTCAAAGAGCTCTCCGAAACTGCCCAGCAGCTGGGTATCTCGACCAGGTTCAGCGCGGCCCAGGCCGCGGAGGGCATGGTCTTCCTGGCTCGCTCGGGTCTCCAGGTCGAGGAGGTCCTGGGCACCATTGAGTCGACCCTCCGCCTGGCTCAGGCGGGAGCACTTGACCTCGGCACCGCTTCGAAGATCACGGCCGAGGTTATGCGAGGTTTCCGTCTCGAAGCAAAAGACGCGGAGCGAATCGTCGACGTTTTTGCTTTGACTGCGAACAGTGCGAACACGGACGTCACTCAGCTCGGCCAGGGCATGAAGTTCGTCGCTTCGATCGCGACCGGTCTCGGCGTCTCCCTCGAAACTACCACGGCCGCTATGGCGGCTCTTTCCGATGCAGGTCTCCAGTCTACAATGGCGGGCACCGGCTTACGGAAAATCTTGTCGAGACTTGAAAGCCCTAATGCAAAGCTGAGAGAAGCACTCAGGCGATCCGGTCAGACCGTCGACGACGTTCGCGTCTCGTCGGTTGGACTTATCGCGGCACTCAAGGCCCTGAGAAAAGCCGGCGTCGAAACCGGTGAAGGGATTGAAATCTTCGGCGACCGAGGCGGACCTGCCTTCGAGATTCTGAGCAACTCGATCCCGAAGATCGAAGCCATGGATCTCAAGCTCCAGGACGCCGAGGGCACCGCGAAGCGCGTGGCCGAAGTCATGGATCAGAACCTGAAGGGAGCTCTGCTCTCGCTCCGGTCGGCCTACGAAGGCCTGGTCCTCAAGATCGGCGACGCCGGCGAGGAAAGCTCTGCTTTGACCGGGATCGTCCGCGGACTGACGAAGGTCCTCCGGACCCTGGCCGATAACGCGGACATCGTGGCGGGCGTCCTGAAGGCCGTGATCATCCTTCTCGGGGCGAAGGGAGCCCTGGGCGCGGTCAGGGCCCTCACGGCGGCGATCGCTGCGAATCCGATCGGACTGCTGCTCACTGCTCTTTCCTTTGGGATTGCTCTGCTGATCTCCTTCAAGGACCAGATCAGCGCCTCGACCGACGGGATCGCCTCCCTGGGCGACGTCTTCGCCGAGGCCTGGCTGATAATCCAGGAAGTGATCGCCGGCCTGAAGGACGTCTTTATTCCGACTCTCGAAGCCCTGGGCCTGGCTGCCGGCGACGCCTTCGGCGGGATCGAGATCAGCTTTCAGGGACTCCTGACCCTTCTCGCGAAGGGATCGGATTCGATCGTCGGACTTTTCCGTGGGGCCTTTGAAGCAGTTATGGCGATCTGGGACACCCTGCCGACGAGATTCGACGACCTGGTGAACCTTTCGCTATTCTCGATCCGCGAGCTCGCGGAGACTACGGTCGACCTCGTGGCGGCAGCTTTTCAGACCCTCGGCGACGTGCTCAGAGGGATCGGAAACAATATCAAGAACGCGATCGCGGCAGCTGCCGGAGCTCTCGGAGCTCTCTCTGCCGGGAACCTGGAAGCAGCCCAGGCTATGGCCGACTCTGCAAAAACAGCAGTAAACCTTATGGCTGGCGAATTTAAGACGATTCCGGGACGCTTCAAGAACAACCTGGACAAGCTGAAGGACGCGAGCCTCTTCCCGGAGGTCGAGCTCACTGAAGGCGCGGCGAACCTGGGCGAGATCGTGGGCACGGCTTTCACGGAAGGCTTTGCCGAGACTACCGGCGCGGAGGACCTGGTGAACCGGCTCTTCGAGGGCGCGGAACGTCGAGCGGCTGAGCGGGCCGCGGCCGAAGCAGGAAAGGGCGCGGGAGAAGGTGGACCTGCCGGAGGCCCAGGAGGCACCGGAGGCCCTGCTGCCCCTGGAGGCCTGGAGAATCTCGATCAGACGACCACGGACTTCGAGAAGCTCCTGGTCCAGCTCAGCCTGGAGAATGAGCTCCTGGAGCAGCTGGTGACCACGAGAGGCGCTGCTGGTGAAGCACTGAAGGCCGAGTCGGAGGCCGGCATGGTCTTCACCGAGGCAGAGCGCCAGCTCGTCGAGGCAGCGAAGGAAGAGAACGCACTGCTGAAGGAGAAGAACCGACTCGTGAACGAGCTCCTCGGACCCCAGGAGCAGCTGAACGTCACGATCGAGGCGCTGAATCAGCTGCTCCTCGATAACGTGATTAATCAAGAACAGTACAATCAGAAGCTGCGCGAGGCGAAGATCGCGGCGGACCAGGCGAGCAACTCGATCGGGGCTGGCTTCAGCCGAGGCCTGGAGCGAGTGAAGGAGGAGATCGAAGACGTGGGCGGGCTCGTGGAGAACGCCCTGGTGAATGCCTTTCATTCTGCCGAGGACGCCCTGGTGCAATTCGTCAGGACTGGCGAGTTCAATTTCAAGGAATTCGCGAACGCCCTGCTGGATGACATAACTCGAATCATCATTCGGTTACTTATACTCCAGGCGATCCAGGCGATCACCGGAACCGGCCCGACCGGCGGAGGCGGCGGAGGCGGCGGAGGCGGCGGCGGCGGTGCTCCTTCGACGAAGCAGCACGGCGGGCCCGTCGACGCGAACAGGCCCTTCCTCGTGGGCGAGAAGGGCCCGGAGCTCTTCGTGCCCCAGGGCATGGGAAACATTATCCCGGCCGACGAGACTTCTCAGCGGTTGGCAGAAGGCGGCGGAGGCGGCACGACGGTCGTGCAGGCCCCGGCTCCCGAGGTGAACGTGAGCGTCGTGAACGTGAGCGATCCGAGCGAGGTGCCGGACGCCATGGACTCGCCGGCAGGCGATCAGACTATCCTGAATTCCGTTACCAGGAATAAGGACCAGATTAAAAGGTTACTGCAATAATGGCATGGCAAGCTGACACAACGACAGGCTACCGCGATCTGCTTAACAAAATTGTCCAGTTCGCAACCTCGAAGCACGTCTCCGCGGCTGCGATCAACTCTGGCGGCACCGGCTACACTGCCGGAGATATTCTCACGATCACCCATGCCGGCGCGGCTATGGATTGCACGATCGAGGTCTTGACCGTCGACGGCTCTGGCGTGATCCTGACGATTAAGCTCCGGAACATGGGAGCCTTCTCGAACCGGCTCAGCTCCGCGGTCGTGAACGCCGGCGGCAGCGGCTACGCGGTGAACGACATCCTCGAAGTCGAGGGAGGCACCGAGACCCAGAACGCAAAGGTGAAAGTCGCAACCCTCAGCGGCTCGGCCGTGGCGACGGTGACCGTCCAGGACGGAGGCGGGGCGTATAGCGTCGCTCCTGGGCTCACCGGAGCCTCGACCAATAACGACCCCGGCAGCGGCACCGGCACCGGCTGCACGCTCGACCTGACCATGACCGGCCTGATCGGCACGACCGGGATCGCGGCGACCGGCGGCACCGGCTCCAGCGCGACGTTCAATCTCACGCTGACCGATACCGGCTGGACGGCAGTCAGGGACTGGAATAACTACAGCTATAACAGCATAGACGACGAGAAGGAGGTCGTCCTCGAAGGAACCGTCGCGGCTGGCGACGAGCCCTATATCGCTTTTCGGAGTTACTACGAAACCGAGGGCGTCGACGATCGCTATGGCCTGCTCCTCCTGGGCATGACCAGCTTCAATCCTGGCATGGTCTTGAAGGACCAGGCGAACATCGGGCCGACCGGGACGATCGACCCGTGCGAACCTTACACGGACGACCGGGCTCACTTGACGGTCTTCGACTCCAGTCAAGATTTCTGGTTTTCCTTCAGCAGCAGGAAGGTCGCCGGCGTGGTCAAGAGCGTGGGCGGATCGGTCACGGCTTACAGTCCTTTTTATCTCGGCTTCGGGAACCCGCTCGGGACCACGGTCGAGAATCCTTTCCCGATGTTTATCTCGGGAAACACGACGGACAATAACACAACCCCGGATGCTGGGTCGATCTGGACTTCCAGCTTCTTAAATCCACAAGGACCGTCGAGCGGAATCTCTTCGGCTACGTGGTTCTGGAGGCTTACCGATACCAGCTGGGTCGAGGTGAAGCATTCAAACCTCGGGACCACGACTCAGTCAAATCATACAATGTATCCGATCGGAGAATCGAGAGACCAGATCGGATCGGGTTATAAAGATAACATCGTTTCGGATGGACCCTTCGGCTGGCATGACGGAATCACTGACCCGAAAGGCGGCGTCGCGACTCAGCTGCTTTACAGAACGCCGGACACTGGAGGCGATCTCTTCTTCCTGGTCCCGGTCACCTTGATCAGAACGGCCTCGCTTAACGTCGAAGGCGGAACCGTCGAGGACGACGTGCACCTGGAGCTCGATAATATTTTCTGGTTCAGCGCGACACTCACGGCCGGCACGACAGTCACTCCCGAAGATACCTTCACGATCGGATCTGATCGCTATCGAATTTTCGCGGACTGTCATAATCGAGAAAGGTATTCTTTCTTCTGCATGAAAGAGGCTTAATCCATGAGCTATATTAATGAACAGGTCACGAGCCTCCAGGACTTCGTGACGAAGCTGAACACCTTCCTGACCGGGACCCCTGGTTGGACTCAAGATCAGCTCGACACCGGGGCCGGGAAGTGGGCAATCCATAAAACCGGGACCGGGATGAATCTCTATATCTCGTTCCGCTGGGATACGTCGAGCCCGAATCACCTCGGGATCTACCAGGCCCTGGGCTATACCGGCGGAAACGATCCAGGAAATCACCCTAACGATTCCGGGAATGGAGCGATCAGCGGAACCGACGCGACGATCGACAACGCGAGGAATGCGAAGATCGGAAACTCTCCGGTTCAATACTGGTGCTTTGAGGATGATCACTACGCTCACGTAGTCGTCGAAACCGCGGAAAACTATTTTTGCCATTTCGGCTTCGGCTTTCTCGACAAGCTCGGAGACTGGACCGGCGGCGAGTATTGCTACGGTTTCAAGTTCTACGATCTGAACGGCACGAACGTCGGAATCAGGGGATCGAATTCGATCCTCCTCGACGGACTGACCAGGGACTCCGATCCCTCCGGCCAGGTCGACCGAGAGCTCTTTTGCGGAACCGTGCACGCGGAAAGTCTTCCGAATCAGGCAGGGGCCGGAAAATGGGCGGTCCATATGGGAGATCAGTCTTCCTCGGATCTCGGAACGGATCGAGCAACAAATGCCAGGATTCATTTTTGTGGAGGCTTTCGCGGCGGTCCTATCGCGCGAGGCTTCGGAAGGTTCGGAGATAACTCCGAGAAGGCCCTGGTGACCGCTTATCCGCTCGGCTCTTTTTACTGGGATCGAACGGATAACAGTGCTCGCTTTATGGGCTGGGTAAAGGATACGCGCGGCGTGAATATTCAGCACTTCGTAGGCGGTGACGAGGTCACCGTCGGAAGTGATACCTGGGTCCTGTTTCCGAGTTATTTCAAGCAGACCGGCCTGGCGACCGGGACCTCTGCCTGGCAGGGGATCGCCTACAAGAAAGTGACCACGTAAAAAATGACCGATTATCCGGCCGATGCTCATGACAACTGGAGCCCTTTGAGTCTCCAGATTCCTCCTCCCGGAAAGACCGCGGGACGGAGGACCCCTCCGCCAGGGACGAAGTCTCTATCTTTCCCGACGGCGGAGCTCCTGGGCGGTGCGGATTATTCTTATGTAGACGAAGGCGGACCAGCAGCTGGAACCGACGACTATACTGACGTGGTTCGCGAAGACAAGATGGCCATGACCGGAGATTATTGGTTCGAGCGCGTGCATCTCATGCCCAGGGACGGGATCGACTACGGGAACATAATCACGACCCAGGACGAACGCTTCGATCTCTTCAGCGCCTTCCGGCATGATAACGTCACGCTAACGAATATCGTGATTAACCCGCTCCCTGGAATGGAGCTCCCGGATATGCCGACACCTCCGGACGTCATGGGGCCTATGGCGAGTTACCTGGACCCGCTCTCGACGAACCTGAACCCGCTCGGCATGGTTTGCCGGGCCCTCGCTCAGGGGTTGCCGAATTTTGATTCGACCGTCGACTTCTCGATCACCGGCGGCGTCGGTACGCTCGCCCTGGGCGTGAGGGGAAATCGGATCGCTCTTTTGACCGCGGACTTTGACGGACCCGTCCTGGAGCTGCTCAGCTTTAAGACCGACATCCTGGAACACAAGGACGGCTCGGAGCAGCGGATCTCGATCAGGAAGCAGCCCAGGCAGGGCTTCGAGGGCCGGCTTTATCTGACCGGCCTTCAGCGACAGATCACCCAGGCGCTGCTCTTCGGCTGGCAGGGAATGACCGTCGCGCTACCGCTCCCCATGGAGCAGATGAAGATCACTTCGGCCGTGACTGGCGGAGTGGACGACACGGTCAACGTGAGTTCGACGGAGTATCTGGACATCCGGATCGGAGGACTCGCGGCGATCATTAAAGACGATCACACTTTCGACGTGCTCACCGTTCTCAGCAAAACGGCGACGAGTATCACGTTCGAGCAGACGATCGTCAATAACTACGACGTGAACGATAAGGTCTATCCGGTTCGGCTGACCGTGATCGAAGGAATGATCCAGGGACGCCGGCCTCCGGTGAACCTGGAAACGATGAAGGTCAAATTCACGGCGACGGAAAACGACATCGGTGCTCCGACCGCGGACACCACTGCCTTCAGTTCGTATAATGGAAAGGTACTCCTGGACGACTTCAACTTCATCCAAAGAGGACAAATGAACGAAGGCTTCGAGCAGAAGGTGCACCGGGTCGACAGCGTGACCGGCATCCTTTCTCAAAATACTCCATGGGAGAAGAACAAGCGCTCTCATGTGAAGGGCTTCGTGGTAAAAACGAGTCAAGATCTCTGGAACGTTCGGCGGCTCATGTATGCCTTTCGAGGTCGGCAGGTATCCTTTTACATTCCGACCTTCATGGAAGACATGACCGTGAGCCAGAACCTGATCCTCGGCGTCGCGACGATGGACATTTCTCATATGGGTTATTCTCGATTCATTCAGGATCGAGAGCCGAAGAAGATCTTCAAGATCACGTTCACGGACGGGACGAGCCTGGTCCGCGAGGTGCAGAGCTCGGAAGAGCTCAGCGGAACCGAAGAGCGTTTAACCCTGGATGATACCTGGCCGGCGAACAGAAACGTGAGCGAGATTCAGCGCGTTCAGTTTTATGAGATCGTGCGAGGCGACACGGACGACGTGAGGATCGAGCATAGCACCACGGTCGGCAGAGCGAAGATCTACTATCCTGTAAAGGTGGTTTTTAACTAATGGCTGATTATGATACATTAGAATCCAGTGAGGAGCAGTCGCGACCTATTGAGGTTTTCGACTTCAGCCTGGGGGCGGACTCTTTTCTTTATACTTCCGCGGAGGATTCTGTCACCGTCGGGACGGATACCTATGAAGCGGAAGCAATAAAGCGCGGAGCGATCATCCAAAGCAGCGACGATCGAGACGCGGTCCTGGAGGTCACCCTTCCGGCCTTAAATGAGTTCGCCAGGAAATACGTCGACATTGTACCGGGACAAATGGCAACCGCTTCGATTATCCGAGTTCAACGGGACGAGCCGAGCCCGTTCACTCAGGCTCTGATCTATAAAGGTTTCGTGCAGTCGGTAAAATTTCCTGACGATGGTCAGACGGCCGTGATCGCGCTGAGATCCGTGGAGTCGACAGCTTCCAGGCCGATTCCTCGATTCACTTATCAAGGGCTCTGCAATAATTTTCTTTATGATTCGTCGTGCGGAGTCAACTCGGATCTTTTCAAATTTACCGGGACCGTTTCCGCGGTGAGCGCGAACACGATAACGGTCCCAGGAGTAAGCGGCGAGGCGGACGGTTACTATAATTCGGGATACGTGAAGCCGGCCGGCGTGCAGGATTTCAGGATGATCCTCGATCACACTGGCGACGTCTTGACGCTTCTGCTGCCCTTCGGCACTGCACTCACCGGATTGAACGTCGACGTCTTCGCCGGCTGCAATCATAAAATTGACGGACATTGTAACACGCGATTCAGTAACACGGGCCGACATGGCGGCTTTCCATGGGTCCCGACGACGAACCCCTTCGAGAGTGGGATCACTTAAATGTCTATTATCTTTTGCCTGATCATGCTTGTCGTCTCGTTCGTGCTGAGCGAGATCCTCCGACCGAAACCGGAATTCGAAGACGCGAAGCCGGCCGGCCTCGGAGACTTTCGCTTCGCAACGGCGACCCAGGCGCGCGTCGTGCCTCTTCTCTGGGGCACCTGCATGATCGCCGGCCCTAATGTTACATGGTGGGGAGACCTTCAGCAGGTCCCGATCACCGAGAAGGTAAAGACCGGAATGTTCTCCTCGAAGAGGATCACGGTCGGATATAAATATTATCTCGGCTTTATGCTCGGACTCTGCCGTGGTCCGATCGACTCAGTCAGAAAAGTCTGGATCAAGAAAAAGCTGGTCTACAACGGCGGCACCCTGGGCGTGATCAATATCAACCGGCCGAACCTCTTCGGCGGTGACGACCTCGGCTATGGCGGCGTGATCGGGAACCTTCGCGTGCAGTCCGGCTCCTCGACCCAGGCAGCGAACAATTACCTCGTGAGCAAGGGCCTCACCGTGGGCGGGCAAGGTCACCGCTTCCTGGGCACGGCTTATCTGGCCTGGGAGAAGGGCTATCTCGGGAACGCGACCTCGATCGACCCCTGGGAATTCGAAGTCAGGAGAATCCCGAACGGTCTCGCCCTGGGCACTCCTTCCGTGAACAGTGGGAACGACGCGAACCCGATGAACGTGATCTATGAGATCATGACAAATATCGAGTGGGGCCTGGGAATCCCGGCCGCGGATATAAACACGACCGAATTTTCCACGGCTGCGGCGACTCTGGAATCCGAGGGCAACGGTTACAGCCGACTCCTCGATCGGCAGATGGAAGCGAAGGACCTCCTCCGCGAGATCGAGCAGCAGATCGACGGAATTATTTTCCTGGATCATCAAACCGGAAAATATAGAGTCACCCTGATCAGGGATGATTATGACATCGACCTCGTGCCTCAGCTGGACGAGACCAATATCGTGAGCATTGGAGACTTCAGTCGAGGCGGCTGGCGCGAGACCACGAATCAGGTCAAGATCCAGTTTAACAACCGATCGAACAGGTACGCGGACGACTTCGCTCTCGCCCAGGACATGGCTAACGCCATGATGCAGGGCGGCGGCACCGTGCAGACCGGGATCTCCGTCTCGACGACGGTCAACTATCCCGGCGTGAAGAACAAAGGCCTCGCGAACGCGATCGCCTGGCGCGACATCCGGCCGCTGAGCTATCCCCTGGCGCGCGTGAACCTGACCGTCGATAAATCCTTTTGGGACCTGACGCCGGGCTCCGTGGTCGCCTGGTCCGACGACGACCTGGGCTTCACGAAACTCCCGATGAGAGTGCTCCGGATCGACCACGGCCAGCTCGACGATAATCGGATGGTCCTCAAGTGCGTCCAGGACGTCTTCTCCTTCGGCCCTGGACTCTACGAAGATCCTCCCGATACAAACTGGGACCCTCCGGAAGACGACCTCGATCCTTTCCCGGTCGACGAGCAGATCGCCATGGAGGCCCCTCGCTGGTTCTGCTACCAGGACCCCGAGCGCGTGGGCGACATGGTCGATAAGATCTGGTGCTCTGGCCGAGCTCAGGGCAACGAAGTCGGTTTCAAGATCCTGGAGCGGCATGCTACGGCTCCGACGACTCCGGCCGGGGCCTTCACCGAGGTCGGGGAGAGCTATGGCCTCATGCTGATCGGAAAGCTGAAGAACGACCTGGAGAGCGGCACCGCGGTCCCGACGACCTCGATCCTGATCGAGGCGGACCCGGACGCCCAGGCGATCCTGGAGGCTGCCTTCGAGGACGACCCGGCGATCGAGGATCAGGGAATTAACCTCCAGAACCTGATCATGATCGGGAACGAGTTCATGGTGCCCAGGTCGGCCGCGATCTCCGGGGCGGACGTGGACCTGGAGGACGTTTATCGGGGCGTGCTGGACGGCGGTCAGGAGGCCCATGACGCGGACGACGACGTCTATCTGATATTCGTGGGCGGGAACCTCATGACCTCCACGATTCCGGACGGCGAGAACGTGCACGTGAAGCTCCTCCCCTTCTCCGCGACCGACGAGGTCGCCGAGGGCGACGCGACTCAGATCGCTTTCGAGATGGACGACCGTCTGATCCGACCCTATCCTCCGGCCTCGATGGACCTGAACGGGACGAAGTTCAATCAAGGCACCGTCTCCCTGGACTACCTGGCGAGCGGAGCAGCCGAGACGACCGGGATCGACCTCGACTTCGACCGGCGCGACTTCCGGACGGCTGAGGGCGGCGACGAGATCGCGGCTCTCCTGGTCGACGCGGCGACGATCTTCTCGGACTTTCCCTCGAATAACTCGACGGATCACGACGCCGAGGTCTGGGACGATCCTGACGGGACTCCGACGCTGCTCTTCACCGAGGCGAATATCTCCGGCACGAATCAGGCCCTCCTCCGGATCAAGATCCTGAAGGAGACCGACGGCGCGATCCCTTCCAGGATGCGAGTCGTCCTGAAGGCCCGGCACGACGCCGGCGGGAAGACCGGCCTGCTCTCGCGGAATAATCTGACGTTCGACTTTGACACGGGCTCCGCTGCCCTGGCTGGGCAGTTCAACTTCACGGCCCTCGACACGAACGACGTGAGCGCTGAATATACGGCCGACGCTGCCGGCCAGCATGACTTCACGCTCTCCAGCTCTTTCACGGTCGGGAACGTGGAATACAGGATCGACACCGGCGGCGGTTACGGGTCCTGGACGACGCTGATCACGGCCGGCGGAACGACCGGGAATATCGCCGGCGTCGCGATCGGAGATAAGATCGAGATCAGGCATCTCAGCACGGACACGAATGCTCTGAAGCAGATCGACATGACTGCTCCCGGCGCTGGGACTGACGCTTATGGAATTCTATTCACCTAAGAAAGGACGGCACCCATGGACGAAAATCAGATCAAGGCTCTCGCGAAGGAAGTGGCGAAGGAAGCAGTGAAGGAGACCTTTCTGACCCTGGGCGTCGATGCGTCGAAACCGATGGAAGTCCAGGCGGACTTTCACTTCCTCCGGGACTGCCGGCTCGGCAGTGAGAAATTGAAAAGCAAGATCGGCCTCGGGATCGTGGGAGTCCTCGTCACGGTCACGCTGGTCGCTCTATGGCTCGGGATCAAGGCTGCGATAAACACGTAAGCAATTTTCCCTTGCCGTAACCCCCTATTTTATAGGGGGTTATTTTTTTTTTATTTTTCTCCTCCATTTCCTAAAGTCAAGCCCTCATTCTGCCGATATTAATATTAGCGACGAGAAACAAAAACGAAAGGAGCGAACAATGAGAACCCTGAAAAAAGCCTTCTACCTTGCAGCAGCCGGAACCGTAGTCACCGCGATCGTCAAGGCCTTCATACTGGCCGAGGGATTCGCGACCGCTCTCAAAGGCAATATGTAAAGGAGAGACCGATGAATATCTATGAGCTGACCGAAAAAGACATCATGACCGAGGACGAGCTCAGAGAGATCATGGAAGCTGAAAAATAATTTCACAAAAATCGGCAGGGAGCTAAAGTGCCCGCGGCTTCCTGCCGATATTAATATTAGCGACGAGAGACAAAAACGAAAGGAGACAAAAATGAAGAAGCTGATCATCAAAACCGACGACGACGCGAGAGCCTACCTGAAGACCCAGAACGTCGAGGTGAACGAGATCGAGCGGAACGGGAAGATCGGATACATCAAAGAGATCCGCTGCCCTCGCTGCGGCGGAACCGGGACCTATCCCTCGAACATGGCTCCCGCTGGCCGCTGCCGGAAGTGCTATCCCGGCCCCGCGATCACTCACCGCTTCGTCTCCCTGATCGACCTCGCGAAGGCGACCCGCCGGAAGGAGCTCGCGGAGCTGAAGCGCCAGGCCGACCGTAAGAAGGAAGCGAGCCGGCAGTGGATGGACCTCCTCGACTGGGCCCGTGAGAACCGCGAGGTCCTGCCCCTCCTGAAGGTCGATCACCAGATCGCCCAGGACATGAGGAATAAGCTGGTCTCGACTGGCGCGCGCTGGGGCCTGAGCGAGAAGCAGGTCGCTCTCCTGAAGAAGATCAAGGCCGACGTCGACAAGGGCCCCGAGAAGCACGTGCCGGTCCCGGTCGACGGCGAGCGGATCACGGTCGAGGGCCTGGTCGTCTCCGTGAAGGAGGTCGAGGACCGCTACAGCTACGGCGGCGGCTGCACCTGGAAGATGGTCGTGAAGGTCGAGACCGAGGCCGGCTCCTGGCTGGTCTACGGCACGGCCCCGGACGCTCTCATGGGCGCGACCGAGGGACCCCTGAAGGGCTGCCGGGTCCGCTTCACGGCGAAAGTCAAGCGGGGAGATCGGGACGAATACTTCGGATTTTTCAGCCGGCCGACGAAGCCGAGCCTCCTGGAGGAGGCCGGC